CTGCGGCATCTAAAACAATATCTCCTGCAACATCAACAGTTAAATCGCCAGATACTACTAAATCACCGTCTATTGTTCCACCATTACCAAAGTCCTCGGTAATGTGTCTTAACATTGAACTTTGCATTATACCTCCACTATTCTTACAGCACCAGTTGTAGTGCTAGTAGAATTATAATTAAAATATATTGTAGTTGCTGAACCTAACCCTTTTGGAACTGTAAGGAATGTTAATGTATTCTTGGGTAAGATTAAATCATTACTAGCATTTACATCTGTTTGTGATGTAGAAAAATTAAAATAGATTTCTACTGCTGAGTAAACACCTATGGTTGCTGTACTTAATGCTAATGATTTGTGGGTTGTGTTTGCAACATCTGCTGAACTTCCAGCAGTTCCAGCACTGGCTACTGACCAGCCACCTCCTACTGTTGCATTTAATGCTTCTTGTACTGAATGGGTATGTAAATCTGCCATTTTCCTTCCTCTCTAAGCCATGACAAAGCGTGAATGAGATCGTGCTTTATCTAATTATTTTTTCTTTTTAGTCACTTTCTTAGCAACTTTCTTTATTGCTTTCTTAACAGATGCCTTTTTAGGGGCTTTTTTATAGGGTTCTGGGTTGTTTTCTCCCATTACCCTCATAAACCCTTGACTCTCTAAATCTGAAAGCTTTTCAGGGTGTTTTTCAAAGACTTCATCTTCTAGTCTTTCCATCCTGTTTGTTTTCTTTTGTAACCAATATTGCATAATATCTCCAAGTGAATGGGGGTAGGATAACCCACCCCCATCATTTCTAGTCTACATTTGTAAACTTAACACCTTTGATGTTATCAGAATCATCAAGCAATTTTGCTCCGTAGAGCATATCGGCGACCACTTTGGTACCGAGTGCATCGATAGAATATTCTGACTGGACTCTTACATCAGATTGAACAGCACATACGGCGGCACTCTTGTGAAAGATTGCCCCAGCAATAGTTGAGCTTGTTCCAGCAGTTGAAACTGTATTAGACATATAAACATCAATGCCATATAATGATCCAACCATACCTGACCTTAATCCTCTGTTACCTTCACCAACTGCATCATTTCTGATGAAATATTGTGCTATACCAGCAGAGGGGTTTAAGATGTCTGCAAATAAAGTTGGATTAACAACCATTGCACACTCACCATCCATGTAAGGCACATCATTTTCACCTAATGTTGCAAGTGCTGATTCAAATACAGCGGCAGTAAGGGTATCATCAGCAGATAAAGCCTGTGACTGATTTAATCCATCTAGCTCAGACCAGATGTCTGCATCGACTTGTCTAGCAAGAGCCTCGCCCATCATCCTTGTGTATTTTTCAACGAGATCAGCTTCAGCTTGGATTAATGTAATATCCTCAAAAAGCTTTGCAACGTATTTGTGTTTATTAAGAGAAAGTTGAGTTTCTGTGGTAGCAGTTGCATCATAAGATACATCTGAACCAGCAGACTTGTCTGAAGCACTGATAAGGCTGATTTCAGGAACATGGACAACATCACCAAATCCTTTAGAGCCTACCAATGCTGAGTAATCCTCAACCAAACCACGAAATACAGTTTTTCTTTCAAAGAACTTGTATATTCCATCCGACCAAATTTCGGGGATGAAATGTTGATCCGTGGTATTGGTGACTGGACTACCTTGATAGTGTTTAGCCATTTAATTTACCTTTTTACATAACTTTGCAAGATAGAACCCCAATTAGCTCTTCTTTCTTCACTATTCATATCAACCCAATTTTTATTACTTGTGTTAGATGCCCTAGCTGGAGTAGAACTTGTTGAAGGTACTTCCTTTTCAGGTTCTTGCACTTTATTCATTTTATCATCAATTATACGCAACTGTTCAACTGTAAGTGAACTCATTGCATCTCTTTCTTCTTCAGGGAATCTATCTAACAATTCTTCCTTATAAGCATTTTCAGCCTTCTTTAGCCTTTCATAGTCTGGCATAATACCATCTAATTCATTCTTATACTTATTAGACAACTCTTCATACTTCTTCTCTTCCACCAATTTCTGTTCTTCTGCTTTTTCCAACTGAGATTGTAGTTCATTGTATTTAGCTTCTATATCCTGAGCCCGTTTTCTGTACTTCTTCGATTCTTGAATTACACTACCAACATCGGGAGTTTCAGTAGCTTCATTCTGGCTATCAGTTGCCACCTCTTGTACATTATCTTGTACTGCTTCTTTTGTAGTTTCAGACATTCTGCCTTCCTCTTTTGTTATTAAAATTTAAAAGTAAAGTTGTATTTTTTAAAACAGTCATCATAGCCTTTATATTTTTAAATCAATCACAATGTCTTTTTTACTAAACTTTACTATTCTTTCATCTATCTCATCACTAATAAACTTCTTAACAAATTCAAAGTTATTGTCATTTAAGCCATACATATTTCTACCCTTTTTGGCATTACCTTCAAACTTCACTCCATCTCTGTAATTTAATTCAACACTAGAGTTTGTAGCCTTTTGTGTTTTTAATGAATTTCTCATTACCCCAGTCAATAACAAGTTAGGTGGGTTTACTTGTTTGTTTAATGAAAGCCCCCTTAATCTTTTAGGTCTTTTCTTAGCAATAAAGTTTACTGCTTTACCACTTCTAGTTTTATAGCTGACTTGATAGTTCTTAAATTCTTTTGCTTTCTTTACTGCATAACTTGCTTTGTATTTTGGAAAACCCTTACCATCAGAATCCTGACTGATTCCTTTATCAGCATCTTTTAATATTCTTGTAACTAGCTTACCACCTAGCTCTAGCCACTTAGACTTTTTTAATTTAGTTATATCTTCAGGCTTCATTTTATTTCCCAAGAATGACGGCAGTTGAAGCCACCCCTTTCACCAAATGGAGTATCTAATTTACTTACTTGTTCTTCAGTATAACCCTTACTTGGTTCATTGTTAATTGTATTTTTGCAAGTATCTCTGGTCTTATCATCTAGTGGGCCGAAATATGTCCATCTTACATCTGCACCTTCAAATACTTTATATCTAGCCATATCATCAAATGTTTTTATTCCTGTATAGGTAGCCACATTTAATTGGTGACTGGCAAGTGGTATAGCCTCAAGTCCTGATATGATTTGATTCACTGGTACCCCACCATATAAGTTTTGAAATATTTGTGTAGTCAATAGATTAGAATGATCTCTTGCCCTACCTAGCAAATTTTCTGTATTTAAGTCTTTTAATACTTCTAAGCCCTGAACCCCAGCACCACTTAATGCCCTAATGCCTTTTCTTTCTGCTTCTCTGATAGCCTGTTGTAACAGCTTACCATATTCATTCTCAAGGTTATCTAATGCTTCCCCATAACCTTCTTCAATAAGTTCATTGAATAAGTTTAATTGTGCTATAGAATTAATTAGTTCAGTTTCACTTAGCTTACTTAAACCCCTTACACCAGTGTACAGTTTCTTATTAAAGCTTCTTTCTACTAACTTAATATCACTTATAAAAGCATTAACTGCTGGTTGGACTTGTGCCATTTAGTATTCTTTGAAATGTGGATTGAGGTTGCTGTGAGTTTGCTACTTGTTGGTTCTCTTCCATAATACCTGACATTTTACTTTCTAGTTCTTCATCACTCATGTCAGGATTATAAAACAATAATAAATCTTTCTGGCTTATTATATTATTATCCAGCTTCCATGAAAGCATTTCTCTTTCTTCTTTTGGTGATAATGGGTAGGATACTTCAGCAAAGTCCACTGCATATTCTTCAGGTAAGTTGATAACATTATGCACCTCAAGTATTCTTCTATCTATCTCATATCTTTGATGCTCCCATTCTCTAAATACAGACACATCACTTTCCCTTGCTTCAAGGTTTTCAATTTCTAATATTCTTAGTGCTTCACCAGAAGGTGTGTTGCCCCCTGACTCACCCCATCTAATTCTTAGCTGGTTGTTTTCTGCTACTTGGTTAGCCATTGCCTTTACAGAATCTATCATCTCAATTAAACTACCACCGGGTGATACATAACTAAATGTTGCACCTTCAGGTAGCATATAAGCATTATCGATTCCAGCAGATAATTTGCTTTGGCCATCTTCAAGTCCTGTGAACACTGGTTGCCCTAATCTGTATCTAACTGAAAGAGCTACCTCGGTCATTGCTATAGCTATGTGAAGTGCAGTTCTTGTGACATCGTAACTATTCTTTGAGAACTCAACCTTACTTATTGGAACTAAGTCGTATGGATTAACCATATCTTGGTTTGATCCTACTGCATATCTTTTACCTTTCTCATCATATTCAAAGTGCATCCCTTCCATTCCATCTCTTGGCTCAGACCAAAATACAAATCTTTTTTTAGAATCATCCATGCTTTCTATTTCATAGCTATACCCAAATGGCTCAGTTTCACCATAAGCATAGAACTCTTGAACCACTGGCAATATCTCATATTCAAGCCTTTGCTTTCTTTCATTGTATCTTGTTTTCATATAACAAGAACCAAGCAACCAAGCTAACTCAGCATACTCCCTAGTCTTTGAGTTAAGCTTATAAGTTAAATCATTATAATCATCATTCTGCTCTCCATTAATTAATCTTAATGGTGCTTGTTTATATAACATCATTCTGGCCTTAGCAAATCTAGGAACACAAGAACTAATAAATGGTGGTACTTGACTAAGTGATTCACTAGCAAACCACGGTTCTAAGTGGCTGTCTATGTTGTAATTGTAATAGAAATCAAGTGACTCCATTAAGTTATAATGCTCTTGCTCTTTATGATTATACCCAGCATCTTTTACACTCTTTAAGACTGCCATTTCAGATAGCTCAGGGATAACCACCTTGTTTACTGACTTACCAAAATTATACATTTCTTTTGTTCCTCTTAACTTGTTTTGCAGTTCTACCCTGTTTCATTAATTGTTTATTCTTTTTAATTCTATCTCTTTTTCTATTCTTAGCTGATTTGTTAGGCATTACCAGCTCACACTCTTACCAACCATTCTTCTTATTGGAAATCTGTATTCAATTCCATAACTACAGGCATCGAGGGCATGGGTTAGTTCCATGTTATCCTTTGCCAGTCCACCCCTTCTATCCCTTTGACATTGTTCTAAATCTTTTACCAGATAAACACACTTAGGATCAACAGTCATGCCTATCTTACCTTCTGCATCCTTGAGCTTCCTATTTAAAGCATTTAGCCTATCTACATGACTGGGATGTGATTTCTTTGCTCTGATTAGAAAAGAATGATCTCTTAGAATCTGATGATCGCTTCTTCTGCTGGTTGTGCTTCTGGCTTTACCAGCCGGGTCAGGGTAGACCTCAGTATTGGGTGCAATCTTTTTCATGGCCAATGCAAGTTCTTCAGTGTTGCTATTCTTCAGCCTAACCTCATTAAAGAAATGAATAGTTCCATCAGTGTACTCTGTGCATAATACAGCAGTATTGAAGTCTACGTTGAAGTCGCAACCCCACCATAGCTTACCAGATAAGTCTCTTGCTTTCTTACAATGCACTTGCCTGTCAAAGTTCCAAGCGGCTCTGTTGCCTGTTGTCTCAAATGATCCTTCAAACTCTTGCTTAAAGACAACCTCATCCATTGTTCTCTTGGCTAGGTTTATTTCTTCTTCAGGTACAAAGCCACCTTCCAGTGTAGTAAACTGCCATGACTTCCATTCTGATTCTGATTGGCCTTTCATATACAAATCATACATGGCATCATATCCATTAGGTGTCCCAATAAACAAACACTCACCTTGTGTTGTTGCTAACATAGGCAATACAATCTCTTCCCATACATGAGGTTTGATGTATGCCATTTCATCCATTACACATTTCGTAAGCTCCACGCCCCTCAAATTATTTTCATTGTCAGCACCTTTAACAGATAACTCAGCACCATTATCAAATACAACAGACATTTCAGATTCATTCAGCTTTGCATTATCAAACCCAGCAAACATTTGTCTTAATATTGGAAAGACTATCATCTTACCTTGCCGATAAGTTGGGGTAATGTAGAACCTTCTTTCATTAGCTTGGAAAGCATCCTTCATTAAATACATTAAACTCAATACAGTCTTTCCCCATCTACGCCCACATACTAATACTTTGAATCTGGATTTATCTTGTAGAATCTCTTTTCTGGTTTTATCTAATGACCAGTTAATCAACCAAATATCCTTTTCATTAATGACTTAGGTACTTTCTTTCCAGCCTTATACAGTCTTTGCATCCTTGCAATATCTCTTGCCCTTCCTGTTCTCTTAGCACCCTTTAACCCTGAAACATATTTCTTAGGCACAGTCTTGTATCCCTTAGCCTTAGCAACCTTTCTATTCATCTTCTTTTTCTTTCTCATCTTTTCTTTCTTCTCTTTCTTTCCATTCTTGCTAATATTGGATCATGCTTTATTCTTTTACTACCTTTAACAATCTTTATAAATGAATTAACCCTAGCACTTGCCCAACTGCTTGGAGTCATTCCCGGTCTAGTGCCTGAACTAACAGCGGCACCTAAGCCTCTTCTATATACCTTCATCAGTGATGACTTCTTTATCTTGTTCTTCTTTGCTAACTGGCCTAGCCTCTTTGATACACTTGCTGATATTCTAGCCATCATCTATCACCATTACTTGTATTGGTTCTGATTTAGTTGTTCTTTCTTGCCTATCCAGTGCCTTGCCTTCTAACCTTTCCACAATAAACTGTATGGCTCTTAAATCACCTCTTTCTGCTAACTGAAATAACTTAGACACAACTACTTCTCTTCTTTCCTTATCACCAGTCTTTGTAAAGCTGAACTCCTTGATTAAATCAGTATAAGCATTTCTTCTACCATTAGGGTTTCCAGATACACCTTTCTTCCACATAGTATCTGGCTGGTGTCCTTTCTTGAACTGACCATTAGCCCTTCTGCTATCCTTGTGTTTAGTCATACTCTACTAATGCCATTATATAAGCCTTATTTAGCTTATCAATTAATTCTTTTACTTTGATTGTGTCAATCTCATATACATCGAACTCAAGCCTGTAATTGCCTGTGCTTTTGAGATTCTTTATTCCCACTAACTCAGTAGTCAGTGTGATTCCTTTATCTTCTTTTGACAATTTTTTTCTTACTTAACTTCTTCTTTTTCTTTGGTCTACCTTTTTTAGAACCATAAGTACCTTTACCATACGGCATGATAACTCCTATAAATTAATTGGTATAATTTAAAATCAAAGATATGTTTTATAAAATACACAAAAGCCCCAGAATTAACTGAGGCTTTTTTTAGTGATTTAGTAGATTTCTACCAAGCGGGTTTGAACTTTACATTTGCCCAATCTGTTTCTTCTTCTTCTTCAAATAAACCGTGTTTGTAAATAAAACCCAAACTTTCATCTTCAAAAACTGAATCAATACTAAATCTAACTGCATTTCCCTTTGGTGCTTTCCATCCTTTCTCTTTCTCTAACCTTTTAAGATCATTTCTTACTTCATCAAGTATTTCTAAAGCATTTTTTATTTTGGTTTCGTGTTCTTTTGTTATCATGTTTTTAACTCCTTATTTGGTTTTTATTCCTTATACCCAAAAAGCCCCATTTAAGGGGCTGATTGGTTTCTTAGTTATCTGTTAGTATGGAAAAGTAAATCCAATCTTATCTTTTTTACCCATCTGATAAAGTACAACCCATTTATCAAGATATTCACCTAATGACCATTGGCAAGGGTTATAATAATCTTTCCATAACCTTTTCAATATTTCTTCTATCATTGGAACTT